GCAATCAATTCAGGAGCAGGAACAGAGATAAGTTCCTCACCATACACACTGGTATTGTTCATACCATTAGCGTAGGGAGAGCGGTGATAACGAGGAGTAGCAGTAAAGAAGTATGCTCGCTCAGCATTACCACTGACATCAGCAACAGACGGGAAGAAATCACGACGCACAGAATTGTGTGCTTCGTCAAAGTATGCGTAATCAACATCAACCTCTGCCTCTACAATACGATGGAGAGACTGATAGGTGGTGAAGATCAGTTCGTGAATACCAGCAGTCTTACAGACTTTATGGTGGCAAGCAATATCGTTTGCTTTGGTGCTGCTGTTGAAAGAAGTCTCACCGCTGTGAACGTGCATCACAGCAACATCAACAGCACCATTGAGAGCACTGAAGAACTCCTCACACAGTTGATTAGCGAGAAGAATACGAGGAGCAACGATAACAACAGTCTTAGGATTGATAGCAGTCATAAGACGACGCTCAACATCCTTGATAGCAATCAGAGTCTTACCACCACCAGTGGGGATGGTAATACGACCATGAGTGGATGCCTGCATGGCATCTAGAGCACGTTCTTGATGAGCACGGAGGCGCATGGGATAACCACGAATGTCCATACAATATAAACCCCCTCACGGGATGCCGCAAGGGGGTGTGTGACACTTACAAAACTGTCAGTATATGTTCTTTATTGTCTGTTTCCATATAAAACTTACACTCTTGAGTATATCTGTTTTCCCATCTAAATTTCAATACACAATTAGATAGGTAGTCTGGTATCTGCAACTCAACAAGATTTTGTAGTATATTACCATCAAAACAATTACATTTACGCATTTCTTCAATAACATTAGGCAATAATGGTTTGGTTACATAAAATTCAATCGCAAAGTAATCTTGCATCACAGGAGACATTTGGAATGATATAGTTTCTGCATTTAATTTGTCATGTAAAGTTTTAATAAATTGAATAGTATTTTTCATATTAACATAATTACCATAATATTCTTCCCACACATGCAATTTGTCGGGATTTATACCATAATTAAATGCATATTTAACTGGTTGTTCTAATTCTCTGGAGAATGTAGTGTAGTATGGAAATATATCGTCAAATTGTTCTTCCAAAAATTTATGCTGTTTAGGCATCAATCCCATAGATCCATACATTTTATGTAAAGCAGATGATGAATAAGATTGATGTCCCTCAATATATTTCTTCCTCTCTTCTTCATTATCATTTAGTGGAACATAATATGGAGTCAGATAACTAATACCCTCAAAATCTTTAAACTGCAAAGGGTTATTTTCTGAAAAAGTTAATAAAAGTGCCCCTGTAATATCTAAAATATTGTATTCTTTGGTGATTGACCGTAATTGAGATAAATTATTTTCTACAAAAGGTGCATATTCTGTATATCCTATTTCCCAACAATTTACACCAACTGACATACTGACAATTTTTCTAGTTCGTACATCTAGTTCATAAATTAGAACTCTTACTTGATGACGGAAACTTTCATGAATAGCATCTACTACTACAAGATCCCTATAGGTACTCAAAACCTTCTTTAATTCTTCTGGATCTTCAAATTCTAGATTAATTTTTGATTTTTCGATAAGAGAAGCAAATAATTCAAGATGCTTAAGATTGTTGTCGTTCGTTTGTGAGGACATATTCACCTGCAGGGGATACTATAAACATTTTAACATAAAGATGCCGCTCATCATCATGTAATTCACCTTCCATTGGGAACCAATGAGTGTATGCTTCTTGCATCTCATCATAATTATTTAGAAACACATATGCTTCTCTTGTATTTGAATCTGAGTTAATCAGTGCATTAAGAACAGGTAGAGGAGTTTTATCGGAATAAAACTCCCACACATCATTTGCTCTAGTTTGATCCTCAAGTAATCCAACACATTTAAGATGAACTACAGTTTTATTACTTAATTTAGCGAGAAGAAATGTCAATTCTTTCTCAGTATAAACATCAGTGTTTGCTATTAAATTTCTCATAATTCGTCTACAATTTGTTCTGCAGCAAGATTCAGTCTTGTGTCCTCTAATAATTTATTCAGAACTTCATCAAAAGTAAATCCAACTTCTAGTTCCGACATTCTGGTATTTAAGGATTCAATTTTACTATTCAATAAATCATAGGCATCTTGCCAGGCATTTTCATCCGCACCTAATTCAATACCAGTTTCATCCAATCCATATCTATACGATTCAAGATTTCTCATAATTTCCGCAGTCTTATCAGATAAAGCTGCCATATCTTGAATTGAAAGAGAATTTGGTTCATTAAACAAAGGAATACCCAACTCTTGAATAGATTGCAATACAACCATCTTAGTTGTAGCAGCAAATAGATTTTTCAATATATTACTAATATTAGAGCGAATCAATCCTTCCCCAAGTTCAGCAACTAATTGACTATCAACATTAACTAACTCACTAATTTGATTGTATTGAACAATAGCATCTGGTGCTAGAGGCATTACAACGTGCATAAAATCATCAGGAAATGCTTCTTGATTTGTGAGGTCTCTTAACTCTTGCCTATAAACTCTCCATTTTTCTCTCGTTTCATCATCAATAGGATAATCGGGAAGCATGTATTTGTCAGATTCGACTAACAAATCATTACGAATTTGTTTCATTTGAACAGCCACAATACTTACCTGTGCAAGATTACTTAAAACTTGCTCGTAAAAATTATCCGCTGAGCGAATCTTGAACAACGATAGACATTCTCTAAAAAATTGATAGAGATAATTTGCTTCATCATCAGTAATCTGACGACGATATACCTTTTCAACTTCCTCTCTCAACTTAAAATCATATACCTGCTTATACATCTCACAGTAATATACCATACTACCGTCAGAATTGCGCTCTACTCTAAAAGTAAATAATCTATCTTTCTCCAACCACCATGGGTCTTGTATATTATCTTTAATATACTGAACATCCTCAGCAGTCATCACATAGCTAGTGCCATCCCATAAAATATAACTTCTTACCAAACTTGAAGCATTATGATGATCTATATTTACAGCTAAAATTGTAGTATTTGGTTCGAACATGCCAAGAGACTATAGGTATATTTTTATTTAGTATGCTTTTATCAACCACTTAATCCTAAAATAGTTTGCAACCACAGGAACCTGATCCGCATTTCTAAAATAGAAACTAATTGCATTATCAAAAACACTTCTACTAGCATTAGAAAGTGCTACATCAGTAGTATCTAAGAAAGCATTTAGAGAACTTCTGGTACTTCCAGGATCAAAATTAATATCTAGAGTTTCACTAATACTAGAAGGAGCAGGAGTAGATCCAATACCTTCTTGGTGATTTGCTGCACCATTAGTTGCTCTTTGGAAATTATTATCAATACCATGAGCGTGAGGTCTTCCTCTATTAGCTTCAGAGTTGTACGATGGACCATCTTGAACTTCACCAGTTCCAATGTCAGTACGTTTGAAATCATTTAATCTAGAATTCCTTCTACAATTACCACTACTAGCACTTAATCTATCAGGGGTAACAACAACACCATTGTGTAAGTGGGAAGGTGGTCCAATAATACGATCAGCAGTTAATGGACCAACAGTGTATGAAAATTGCCCAACAAATGTTGGGAATCCAATAGATTGACATTCACTCCAACCATCAGTTCTATAAGAACCTAAAGTAAATGTTGCTGGATCTGGAGCACCTGCTGTACCATCGGGTTCACCAGAAATACCAGGAGAACCTGGTGGTAATTGTCTTGATCTTTCATATACAAATACCCCACCAATAGTTCCTGGTTGGAATATATCTCCACCAGAAGTTCCGTCAGGATCAAAATTAGGAATTACACTTGTTCTACCAATTCTCCCATCAACAGCGCCAGTTCCCATTATCCTCTTAGCGTATGGGTTTGGTAATTTAAATTCAGTTGAAGTTTCTCCATAAACATCACCAATAATTTGATATAGTAACGGAAACTGAGATTTGAGCAACCATTGTCCGCGTAATTCAATAAATCCCGGAAATCTATCATCTTCAATTAACCAACTTGGTGTGACAAATATATTTGCAGATTCGCCAGCTCCTGCATCAAATAAGTATGTCGATTCATCAATCCAATTATAACCACGATTAAGGAAAAATCTATTTTGTGAATATATAGACCCACCAGATCTGGTAGAATTTGTATTTCCTGTTAGTACAACATCACCACTAACCGCGCACCCCCAACGTAAAATATCATCAGTAACTGAGGAATCATTATCATTAACAAATTCCGGTGGTTTTGGAATACAAATTACCGCACCAACACTAGCACCAGTTTTACCAATTTCATTAGAATAATATTTTGGTACAATCGGTTTATTAATAATTTCAAGTTCTACTTCAGCAGTATATCCAAATCCATCATCGGAAATTAAACTACCTCCAGGATTTGTCGTATCAACAACTAGAATATTATTTCTAGAATATACCATCTCATCAATTAAATTGAGAGTTACTCTACACCTGAATAGTGCGCCATTAATGTTAATTCCATTAACATCATTAACGTCAGCAATAAACATAATTTCTTGGTTATTTACTGCACCAAGATCATCAACTGTGCTCCAAGAGGAACCACCATTAATACTATATTCCCAAGAAAATGTTGGTAGTTGTGGACCAGTTTGATCTGGACGTAGATCTAAACTAAATGAATTTCCTTGTACAATTTTTACTATAGAAGAATTAGCAAAATAATAAAACTGTCTCCGTACAATAAGGTCAGATTCAATTCCAAATTTAGTAAATCCTGTGTCTATACTGTATTCAACTCTTAACCTAGAATCATCCCAATCATCGTTTTTAATAAATGGTAGTGCCTGATATGGGTTTGTAGTTGATGTTTCAAAATTTGCACCTAAACCAAAATTTATATAATTTCCATACCCATCACCAGGTTTGTCATATTGATACAAATAACGAACGGTAGATCCAATGGTAGAAACAGCAGATACCTGAAATGGTATATTATCTTGTCCCTCAACAACACTTATAGTTGATGGTAAATCATCATCAATTACAATGTCTACCGCAGAAATGCCTAAGAAAGCTACACTACTGGATTGAGTAATGCCGCCTCTAGAGGTAAATGTTACTCGATAATATGCTGAATCTTCTTCTGTTACTGATCCAATGTTAAAGGTTGTTGTACCTCCACTTGTAATAGTTCCTGGTCCTTGACCAGTTGGGGTTCCTCCACCAGGAAGAGCAGTGACAGTATTCCATGTAGCAGATTGACCTTCTGTATCATAATCATCACTTCTTTCCCAAACAAAATCAATATCACTCAGAGATAATGAAGTTGCACTTACTTCCCACTCAACATCTTGAAATTCATCAACAAATTTACTATTAATTGTAGTAATTTCAGTAAAAATATCCGGAATTACGTTAATAGTACAGTCAAAAGAAGTTATACTGTTAAGTGCTCCAGGATCATCAGATGGAATATAATCGATAACACATCTATAGAATGGATCAGTATCAATATCAAGTGTAGCATTAGTAATAACAAGCGTTGATGTAGTTTCCCCAGAAACTACATTTTCTCCAAGAACACCGTAAAACGGTCCAGATGCTAAATCTAACCATACACCATTTGGATTACCAAATCCATCATTTACACTGTATTGCCATTTGTACGCAAGATTAGAAATATTACTTGTGGCGGCAACACTAACTTCAAATGATGCAGAATTTGGAATAAAAACATCAGCATTTGCTGGACTATTTACAAGAAAAATTTCCCTATACAAATCCAATCTAGGACCTATTGAACTTTCATAGGTGTCTATAATTTTATAATTTTCATCAGGATTTTGTTTTGTTGCGCCAGCAGCAATCGCGGCCGCTTCATCATAAGTAAATATTGCAGTAGATTGTAATGTAATTCTGTAATATGCGTCTTGATCAAATTCCACTCTATATGGAATTGTAGTATAACTACTCAATTCATATTCCGGAATATCTCCCGCTTCAATTTGATCTGCTAATGGAATATCATTTTGTCTCACATAAGTATAATCACTAAAATCACCAACATCAACCCAATTCAATCCCAAATCAGTACTTTTTTGCCATTGAACTCTAATATTACCATCAATACCATAAAATAAAGAGGTTTCAAATTCTACATTAAATGTTTGAGTTTTAATTGGATATTGAGTTAATAACTCTCTGTTTGCTACATCTCCATAAAAATCCTCAGTATCAGTAACGTTGCCAACGGTATCAAATACAATTTGACTTGCAACAACTGGAGAATCTCGCAATAAAAGTTTATGAGTATCACTGACTACTTCTTGTTCGCCGCCATTACCAGTAATAATAACCCGAAGCTCTAAAATATCATGATAAACACAGTTAATAATTTCTAAAAAACTATCACTTATTTCGCCACCCGCACCAATTTGGAAGAATCCGTTTGTCACCCCAAATTCTACATCAGTAAAATCAAAAGTATTAACAGCTTGATTTCCAGGAAAATCTAAAGAAACTTGGTCAATAAATCTATATTGCCATTGATAACTTAATTGACCAGTAATTCCACTGGTAATTGCACTCACACTAGTTCTTATATCACCACCACCTGTACCACCATTTGTATTATTTGGGTTTCCTTCTCCCCAAGCATATGCGACTGGTCCAGTATCATTTGCATCTACGCCAGGTTGCGTAACAATAGTAATTTCAGGAGTAATTAAAATTACAAATACTTCACCGGAATCAACATCATCTACATCTGTAAGAGAACTACTATACAGTGCTCTATAATATGTTCCACTTATATCATCACCATTGACGGTAATTTCTAATGTAGAACCTTGAGCATAAGATGATGGTGGTCCAGCGTCAAATATATATGCCCCTTGTGTTGCAGTTGGAGGAAGTTCATAATTTGCTTCATTTGGAATATTTTGTGGTGGGGCAATATCAATCCAAGTGGCAGAACCGGGAAATGAGGGATCATAATCAAAACTTTTTTGCCAAGTTACAGTAATAGTGCTAACAGATCCAGGTGTTGTAATGTCTTGGTTAAGATAAGTTGCTGAAGCAAATACATTAATAATATCTCCAGGATCGACCGTATAAATGGGATCAAATATTTCTTGAACTGGAAGTAATTCTGGTTGTGCTGTGACAAATAATTGTCTTGGTCCAATTGATTCGGGAATAAACGTACTTCCCGAATCAGTATCATTAAATTGTGCTACACCATTAGGAAAATTTGTGTCTAATGTTTGATAAAAGGCATCATCCCTAGAAGATGTATTATCTGCGTCTAAAGGATAAAATGTATTTGTACTTCTTACTTCTCCCGTAGAGCTAACAATTTGCCATCTAAAATATTGACCACTATTGAGAGTAGTTACTGGATTTGTGGTAAATTCAATTCTATATTTTCTTGGTAAAGTTGAACTTCCACCATTAGGAGTTCCGGTTAAGGTTACTCCACCAGAAGGTGAAGGACCAAAACCAGTAAATTGTGCTCCAGCAACAATACTGTATGTGGCAGCGCCATTTTCATCAACACCTAATGGACTTGGATCACTACTAACTTGCAGTTCTGCGGCGGTTATATCAGGTGTAGTGCCAACTGTACCATTATTTTCTGTTTCGTATAATTCTATACTAAAAGTAACAGACTGCCCTTCAACAGTACTTAACTGAGTATAACCAGTAGCGGGTTCCGTTGTTGTCGGATCAAATAGATCTATGAATATTGCCATTTAACGTACCTAGCTCTTTATTAAATACTCACATAATATGTATCTTGGTGCAAACTCATCCATCTTAAGTTGTTGGTTAGTTCTAACTCTAATTGTGGTTACAAGTGGAGAGGCATTGATTAATACTTCACCCATAACAGCAGATTTTGATTCGCTATTTATTATTGGAAGAGCATTACCATGAAAGTGTGTGGCAGCGGCGGCAGACCCAAACTCAGTAAGTGTTGCGGTAAGATAATTTAATCCATAATTTTGATTTGGAGAACACACCGTTCCTCTCCTACCACAAAGATATGATCTTCTTCTCCAAGTTGCTGTGCCCATTGCATCATCATTAAAATTAATTCTAGCAGAAATACTGAATGTCGTATTATGACCATGTGGGAGAAAATTTGACATATTTAATTCAGTCTCTTCAGTAAGAGCTTGGGCACCAATAACTCCTATATTGCCACTAACAGTTAAATCTCTTGCAGGGATTTTAAAATCACCTTGATAGAAAAATTCTGCTGTATCTCCTAAAGAATCAACTTCAACAGCAAGTCCAGCTCTAGTTATACTTCCATCAGAAGTATCAGTATTATTATACGTTCCTGGATTAGTAGATCCAACAATATACTTAGAACCCAAATCAGGTAATTGAATTTGTCCACCAGTTCCATCTGGATCTGGTTCTTGTAAAGTAACTCCGTCTTGCCTATAAATGCACTGAGATCCTACGCCTATAACATTTGCCAAATTTCTATAATTATTAGCAGATAAAATTTGCCCTTGACACTTTAAATATCCCGCAGGAATTAAATCTTTGTATTCTTCATCAGGAAATATACTATTTAATTTAGTAAAAAATGGAAAAATATATCCAGCAGTTCCACCATGTTTTCCTTTTTGATACGAGTAGTATATATTTTTACTGGCCATATTAGAATGCTTTAATAATAAACACCATTGAAAGTGTTGGAGTAGCTGTATTGAACGTTATAGTTCCAAAATTTAGTCCTGTAGCATTATTTATCTGCACTGTATTCAATCTAACATCATTAACTAATCCTGGAGAAAGTATATTGATAAATCTAGTAGAAAACTCAATTTCGATAGCACCATGACTGTGTGGGACACACCCAGTAAAAGCTCTATCTGTAGATGGTTGTATATTACTCCAAAAATATTGTCTACCATTTCTGTGAGACCACATATCACCACCAGTATAACCATCAGCATTGCCAACGGTATAACACAATGCCGCTAAATCTCCACCACTACATGAGTTAAAATTTCCTCCACCAATTCTAGTATTTCCTTGACTCGCAGAAACAATATTATTTCTCATATTATTGCCAAGAATGTTTGGGGGGAGGGCACGAGCTACGGTAGCTCTAGATCCACTGATATAACAAACTCCATCATCAAAATACTCTCTCGCGTATCTAATTGGACTTGGATTACTTAAAGTATAATTAGTAGATCCATTATTATTTGATAACTCATATCCATGATTATGCGATGGTACATGTCTATCACTCAATTTTCTTTCAGCAGGAACTAATACACTAGTATATTCGCCATCATTAAATTCCAAAGAATCAAATCTAGCAACGAGTTCTAATTCTTCATTTGGATTTTGTGGGTTAACATTTTCAATTTCACCTACAATATCAAATTGAGAAACATAATTTGTCTGTACTGTATTTGGACCATTGCCATCAAAAGATCCACCAATATTTTGCCAAAATAAATCATCAGACAGCAAAGTTTTTTCTGGAGCATGTGCTTCACCTTTGTCTTGCAAATAATAAAAGTGTCCTCTAAACACATCCATAGCTCCACTGCTTCCATCATTTAATTTTGGAAGTTTAAAACTATCCCCCTCAGTACCACCGTAAGTATTACCAATAACTTCATACAAAGCAGGATATTTTGATATATCGTATGTAACACTCCCACTACAAGGAAGCCATCCACTAGGAATAGTATTTGTACCAGCACACCATGGAATGATGGTCCCTATGGGCATACCTTTATGAGATTTTGCTTGATTTAAGAATGTTGCCATTTAATTAACTCAAATTTCTGTTAAATACCAACCCTGATTAGCACCGGGAATAGAATTACCTTCAGAATCAGAATTAGAAAGATAAATGAGTCCGAAGGCAGCATTTGGTGTATTTACAACCAACTCACCACCACCAAAGGAAGAAGAAAGTCCACCAATAGTTGTTCCACCTAATTGACCTTGAATTGGTCCGGAATGTCTAATTACAAGATTAACGCTAGAGTTTAATGCACCACCAACATCAATAATCTTAATTAAATCACCAGAGAGTACATTTATCTCCGGTAATTTAAGAATTAAATCAGAAGTTGGACGAACCGCGTAAATAATATTTGGTTCTAGTAATCTTGCGGTTAAATCTGTATTACCTTGTTCGGACACAAATATAGTTTTTCTTCCACCATTAGCATTATAGAAGAATTGCTGACCAAACGCATTAATAGAAGCATTTTGGTTAATTGTAAATGACTTTGCTCCACTAATTCCAAGATCTTGAACATCAAAAATAGGTGTGCCAGAATTTGGTGTGGCACTTAGTTGACCAGTAATTGTTAAACTTTCGCCGGAAATTGTTGATCCAGTTTGTGCGTCAACGGAGAATCTAGATGTAAAGAAATTGACGGGAGTTTCTGTGGCACCAGGAGTTTCTAGAGTTCCAACATTTAAATCATTGCCAGATCTTAATGTACCAGCAATTTTAGTGTTTCCGGTATTTCCTTCAACTCGGAACATTTCATTTGTAGCAGAACTTTCTGAAAGTTTGCTCCATGGTCCACTAGCAAAGAATTCATCTCTATAAATTGTAAAGTTGGATCCAGAGGCACCACCAAATAAAGATGTGTTTCCAGTAGCAGTCTCAACAAAGAATCTTGGGAACTCACCATTGGTGATAACCATATATTGCCTTTCTGGTGTTGTGGTAAGTGGATTACCAGATAGTTCAATAGAGTTATGTACTCTTAATGTACCACCACCAGTTTCGTTTAGTCCACCGCCACCAAATGCTGTGCTGGAAGATCTAGAAGTTCTGGCGGAAATTTCTTGAGAATTGACAATATCATCATCTAGTAGAGAGAATTGATTCGTATCATATCCAATTGTTAAATCACCAATAATTCTCGTATTACCACTAGTACTAACAACTTTAAAGGTATTGATGGCTGGATCCTCTTCGTTGGGTCCAAAATTTCCATCATTAACAATTAAAGATTGTGCATTTGATAGATTGACATTTGTAATTCTAACCCATTCTGCACTATTTGAATCAGCATTGAGTCTAAACAAATCACCTGGTTCAACTACAGCAGTAAATTCACCAACATTTAAGTTTGTATCAGTTGGGGAGATTGGTGATGGGAAGATAAACGTTGCTGCTTCTTCCTTACCAAGGCCATCAATTCTAGTTCCATCTGGATGTTCAACCAAAGCAGTTCTATCTTGTGCTCTAAGAACATCAACGTAGTAAGGGAAATTGAAGTTTGGTTCATTAACAGTTTGTAGTACCTCAGCATTAATTAACAAGATTTGGTTTGCGACAATTCCAGTTGGATTGTTAACAAATAATCTATAAGTTCCATCTCCATTATCAAATGTTGGACCACCCCATACTTGAGAACCACCGGTATTAATCTGAGTTTGTGAAAGTATGATTCTAGCATTTCCGGGATCAGTTGCTCCACCAACAAGAGAAATTGGAATTGCTGGACCATTTGGAGTTGCGGATAAAATAACTCCAGAAACACCACTAGTATTACTTACAGAAGATCCTTCAGAAGAAATTACATAATACTCAGTATCAACTAAAACTTGAGTTAAATTACCAACGTCAGTAAATTTAACTGGATTACCTTCAACAAAATAGTTAAAGTCAAATAATAATTTATATGTTCCTGTAACTCCAGTTACAGTTCTTGATGGGGCAAGTTCCGTAATTAATTGATAATAATCAACGTTTAAATTATTTGTTTCTAAATCACCAACTGACTGACTATTACCAACTCCAATTTGAATTACTACACCAGTAACTGCAATTGGATTTGTAGTTTCTGGTCCACTGGACTGATATGTAATAACTGGAGATGTAGGAGTAGCAGAAATAATTGTTGTTGTTCCTGCGGGAACATATTCTTCTTCGGATAGATAAATTTGTACTGTTTCGCCACCACTCAAATTAGAATTTGTGTCTAAAGTAAGGGTTACAATTCCAGCAGCATCACATTCTAACGTAGTTGCAAAAAGATTACCAAAAATATTTCTTTCAATTCCAACGTTGGAATTTCTTAGTCCACCTTCAAGAGTAATATCAGATTTAACGAGAGCGGAACCAAGTACGTCTAGACTATTTCTAACAGTTGTTGTACCAGTAGATCCAGCAATGTTTAGAGTACCAACCCTAGTACCAATGTTAAGTGTTCTAACACCATCAGTTAAGAAGTCGAAGTTTTCAATACCTTCTGCTTCAATAATACCTCTGTTATTTGTTTGACTTGCACCACCACGAATAACTAATTTACCATCAAAAATAGTTCTGTAGTTTTTAATTCTAAAGAATGAGGTATTTGGTGAACCAATAGCACCACCCACAGTAAGTTCTGACACATTAGATCCGGTTCCTGTGGGAACAGTACCTAGATTAATCGTAGAATTAGTTGAGGTTGTGTGTAAATTAAATAATGTAGTTTCACTTTGGTTTATATCATTAGCAGCATTTGTACCAATGTTGATTGTTTGTGATCCAGTGGTGATGTCAAAAAGTCTAACGGTATCTAAGTATCCACCAGCATTAAACTCTGTGGTTGCGCTGGTATTTACAAAGTTAAAGATAGGTGCTAAAGAGGTCAAATCTGCCTCTACATATGATCCACTCCACACTTCAGATGGAGCACCGTTAATTTCCACATCTTGCTCAACTCTTAGATTTCCACTAATTGCTGCGCTACCTTGTATGGAGAAGTCTTTGTTGAATACCTGACCATCCGCAGTTCCATTAAGTTGATCGTTAGTTGTGTTAATACCAACTCTACCACCATTGGTAGTAGAAACTCTTAAGGTCGCCTCATCATCTGGAGAATAAGCATTACCACCAACTAGTAAAGCATTATCTTGGTCATCTAATGGTCTATTGAGAGCATCCTCAGCATATGTTGGGTTTCTATATTCTTGTAGTGTTCTACCACTGATAAATGTAGTACCAAATACATCCAAGTTAGCTCTTGGATCTGTAGTTGCGCTATTTACATATTGATTATAATAATCACTATGTGCTGATCTAGCTACAGTGTTAATGCCAACTTTATATTGACCAATAATATTTGTCTCGGTTCTGATTGCTTCAGCACCAATAACACCCATTTCTTTCCAAACAGATTGTGATGATTCAAATACAGCGTTTGGTTGATAAGTTTCCCAATCTTCAACAATATCAATAGAACTAATTTGTTGATTAACTACAATATCAATAAATGGTGAATTGGTATTATATGTGTCCGCAAAAATACTAAATGTTCCATTTAGAATAGAGGAAAGATCTCCAGTAATACCAGCAACTCTGATCAACGATTCAGAACTTAGACTATATGTGTTGAATATATCTTGGTTTGTAAGTTGAGATCCACCTTGTATTGACCATTGGAATCTAACAAGATTTGTCGCATCATAATCAGGAATTCCGGTTCCAACACCAATTTCATATTGCTGAGTTACAGTATTGAATTTTGGAGTGGAAACAATTCCAATTTGATCATTAGGAATTGTAGTAAATGTATTCGCGTAAATCCAACCCCAGGATCCGGACCTACCTACTTCTTTACCTTTAAGCAGGAGATCTCCTGGAGATGGATTCTCAAGATAATATGATACTCTTTGATTTGGGAATAATCTATTTGAAGTAATGGTTAATTGATTGTTAGCATTGTAAATAAAATTACTTTGCTCTGGTGTCATATTAGATGGTCTATCTAATACAAAATCACCAAACTCATCTTGCTCGGTCATGTAATGAGTTCTAATGGAGTAGGTTTGAGCAGTAAATGCGGTATTACCCCTACCATTAAATTTAAATATGGCGGAAGAAATTTTATTCTTGGACAGAACAATATCTCCCAGCTCTCTATTCAAGAAATTAGCTCTCGATAAAGTAGGATCTTCAGAAAGATTTACAGTGTCAATTAAACTTTGAATTCTTAGTGAAGAAACTGGATCAATAGCATCTTGGGCATCAACGGCAATAGTAACCGGTTGATTAAATGATGCCGATCCATTTACAGTAATTTTATTGTTAAAAGTTACTGGAGACTCAAAGGTGGTGACCAAAGATGCTCCCACGTTATCATCTTCATCTTCAGATCCTATTAATTGAGCACTCTCAAGGAAGGTCTCTTCGCCTGTGATAGCGTTGACTTTCTTATTACCGATGTAGAGGTCTCCGTTGGAGTTTAGACCGGTATAGAAAACGATACCACCATCCTCACGCTTCGATTGAGCATAGAAGTCCTGAGCATCAGTTAGGATAACTTCCTGACGTAGTGGGAAACCAGTTGAGTAGTTACCGGGACCAAATCCTAGATATTCAAATGTATGGTTTCCGGAACGTGCAATAGATGGACGACGAAGTTCTACATATAACTTACTATCGCTAATGTAATCATTAATACCTTTAATAGGAATCTTACGATCTTCAGCACCAGACTCAGCATTACCAGATTGAGCTCTAATTCTAGCGTCAATTCCTAGTTGAATATTATTTGTATATGAATATTCAGTTAGTGCTGGTGTGTCAGTCAGATAATTAACAACTTCTTTTGTCTCAGAATATCGAGCATCATTAACTGTGACAAGACCATGAGTATAGTTGTCAGCAGCAGAACTTGTCGCTGGAGGATCATTTAATGTTGCATCAATCTGCTCAAACCAGAATGGGTCATTCTTGTAGTCTTGTGGATACAGATATGAAATTGGTTGAGAGAACTTGAAGTTTTTGAAGTTGTTACCAACACCAGGACCAGTTGGGAATGGTGAGAAATCTCCTTTAAGACATGTTAGATAGTAAATACCATCTTGCTGACCAGGAATTCTTTCCTTAAGTTCTTCAATATCAAAGATGTAGAATGTATCTTCAATCTCACCAGCATCTTCTACACTATCAATATAGTAATCATTACCATTGTCATCAGTGATAATATCACCAGGAGTCATCGTATAGATTGTAGATCCTGCTACCGCATAAAGATAATCATCTCTAGAAGACTTACTCTTTCCATCAACATCCCCAATACTATCAGGTTTTGATAGTAAATTTGCTCTGACCAGTGAGGTAGATACACTGCTACCACCTTGGAAGAATTGTGTTGGGATGAATGGATTATATTCGATACTACCATCAATAATATTTCTAATAATTAGATAATATTTTTGTCCATTACTACTTTTTGGGGTGTTAACTGGATTTGATGTGGTAAAATATCCATGTAGATATCCAGTTCCAGAACTTCCACCAGACCACTGAATGAAGTTTGAATTATTAGATATGGTTGTGTTTCCTACAAATCCAATACCATCAGGAGCATCAATTTCTACAACAGTAAATCTATCATTCTTAATTGCTGGATTAGTTACTGTGTGATCAAAAGTAGTAAGTTCAAGATATTTGTAATCAACATTTTGCCCGCCTTCAAATCTTGTTTGTGTGATTACCTTAGCAGACTGAATTGAAAATACCGTCTTACTTCCAGTTGCTTCAACAATCTTGGGATTGATGTATGGATCATATTTTACACTATTCAGCACACCATTTGCACTATAAACTGTTGAAGTTCTACCTAGTTTTTCACCAGTATTTACAAAATCGTTGTTGAATGGTCCATTATTAATAAACGTAGCAACAGATAGAGAATCATACCCTTCGTTATCACTATGGAAGTTAATATCTACCGGTTTTAAAATTACCTTTTGTGGTCTAAGTCTTCTCTTGTCGTCTGTTCTTACTTTAATGACAAATCCGTTAAGTGGATCTCTTACAGTTTCAAGATATTTTGGAATTACATATCTTAGTTTATATACTCTATCTTCTTTAACTCTACCATCAATGACTCTTTCAAAGAAAGTATCAGTAGATCTTGTAGCAGATGGGGCACTACCAGAATAAGAAGTATCTTCAGGAATTGTAATTCTACCAAGAATATTAGTAGGATCAGAAGAATTGTCTTCGCATTGTAAATACCACTGACCAGTAGTGCTAGTTGTTACACCATAACTAATAGGTTTTGGATCAAATTTAAGTGGTGAGAATCTCTTGTTAGCAAATACAATAAACTTACCAGTGCCAGTTAAAGTTACACGATTTACATCGTTAAGTGCGTCATTTTGTGTTGGGTGGATAGAGAATGATGTATTTGTTTGATATCTAACAAAATACTCGTCTTGTGGATTGACTGGTAGTTGGAAAGAATTTTGTCCCTGAACAACAGTTCTATCTGGTAGGGGAGTATCTACATCAATTTGCCTAAAGAATACTTTTTGTGGTGATAATCCAGCAGCAGGTTTATCAAACGAGTGTGCTAATGTTGTATTAATTATAGTTCCACCACCAAAATTACCAAGATCTGCTTCAAATTGATATAAATCATATGAAGTATCAATAATGTATTGATTTACTTCGATAACAACTTCAGGATTAATAGAATCTGTTTCTGGAGAATAAATGTAGTTACCAGCTCTTGCATTTTCGAGTGTCGATGCAAGCATGAATACTGTTTGATCAGATCCATTAAATGCTGTACCAGAGGAGTAATTTTCTGGTGCTGTGTTTCTACCTGGAGCAATTACATAATACTTGGTATTAGTTTCAAATCCTTTTGGTAAACGAATAACTCTTGGATCTGGATTTGTTCCTTGTGCTGCTTTTGGTACAAGTCTAACAGCAGTTCCTGTTTCCATTTCGTGTGGGTTTCCACCAGAAACACGGAACAGAGTTGCTCTCTTAGATAGTTCAGAGAAATCTGTTGTTGGTTCAATTCTATCCACACCATCTTCACCAAAGTCTGAAGATAGAATGGTAATAATATCCTCAAACAAACCACTAATAATAGATGCAACGTTGCTGCACTCTTCTTCGCCAACAGAGACCACATCTTGAATTACGGTATCATCATATAAAGTTCTAGTAGTGGAGAAAATTCCATCTCTTACGGCAACTATATTATCCTGTGTTGTTGATATAGTTTCATCTCTCATAGTAAACCAAAGATTTAATCCGGAGATATTTTGAGTAATTTTTTTATCTGTTGGTGATGGATCAAAGAATTGTCCCGGATCAGTTCCAAAAATATATTGTCCTTTCTCGCCAATTCTGAATTGATTATCACTAATAATCTCAATAACATAAGTGTCACTAGGAATAATATTGTTTGGATTTCCACTTGGTTCAGTATTGTTAGTAGTGTTAATTGCATTATAAGCCTCAACTTTCATACCAACAACAATACCAGCAGTTGTTTTTCCTGGTGGCAGAGTAATTACGTCAGTATCAGTTGCTGGAGCAGTAATTGTAGCAGAACAATCTGTCAATAGATAATCAAAATTACGCATTGCTGCGATACACAGATCTTTAACAACACCTAATGCATCAACAGTTTGGTTTAACTCATTTTGAATATAAGTTAACTGACCACCAACAAAATATGCTTCTGCTGCCTGAACGCTGTTGATATTACCACCAAGTCTCAAATCTTGTACGATTGCATCAACATAATATCCAATATCTCTCTTACATGTCGCAATGCTAATGTTTGAATTTGTTAATAAATTATCGTTTTTAGTTGTAATATAAGAATATACTTCTTCCTGAATAAATTGTTTATTTGCGTTAATTAAATTAGCAGCATCTTGAGAATAATTATCAATTGAAATACCAGTTGGATTTAAGAAATCAACTCCAACTTGGAATGTATTGACCCCTGTGGGTGTTAATGTGGCCGAAAAATTTTGTCCAGATCCTGGACTCACTTCTTCCAATTTGACAAATAGTTTTTCGTCTGGTCTTGCACCAATTCTATATCCATTTAGAGTTGCTGCTGGACGATCTGAGGGATCATATACGTCTTCAGAACCAAGATATAATCTTGTTTTGTTTGTCAAATCATTACTAGTTGCAATATCAACGGGATAGTATGCAATTTTTTCTGAATTTGTGGATGGGATGTTTGGATTTGATGAATATCCACCAGAAAGTGCTTTTGGTGGAATAATATCTGTAATATATCCACCCTTATCTTGGTTGAAAGAATATCCTTTATGTCCAATAGAGTGTAGAGATGTATTACCAAAGTTTGAGTTGGAGTTGGTGATAGACATATCACCACCAGACTCCATTAAGAAGTGGTCAAAGAATCCCACCGCAAACACAGACACACACTGAATGAATGAATCTTCAGATGCACGAATGTGGAAGTTTCTCCAATCGTCTTTCCAATAAGCATCACCTTTTGCGTGATAAGGAACGCTAGAGAACGCATCAGTTAGTGATGCTTGGTTCCAAGTATTGGTGAACTCATCATAACGAATAAAGGCACGGTCATCCTTCTGTAGTGAAACACCCGTGTACTGGGCAACAACCATCGACTTGAATCCAGTTGCCTTAGCACCATTTGCCCACATACCACACATACCCCATGTGGAACGAATGGAGCAGTTGAATACATATGGAGAAGCAGATTCTACAGAGTCAATCTCTGCCTGAGCTACAGCATTATTGCTCAGTCCAGTTCCAACCTGATATGTGTTATTGTTAATCAGTCCTAGACCAGCAGATACTTTGCCGGGAATTTCGTATGTAAATACTCTTGGATTGTTTGGATTGATACTCGCAATCTTAAACGTACCATTAGTCTCTTCATCAAGACCTGTGTTTAAGATGGCAACAAATTGATCTTTAAAGTATCCATGATCAATTTTAGTTGTTACGGTTAGAACTAATTTCTGATTTGGTTGTCCTAAATTTGTATCGACAACTTTAATACTTTCAATAGAACGAGTGTCGGACAGAGGTCCAACAATTCTGTTCTCTTGTACTAAAGTATCAAACTCTCCTTCCTCATCAATAGTTGGTTGATACCGAGAGAATGCAACCCCAATTTTTTCATAGTACGCATCAAGATCTGCCTTTTCGGCATATTCCATGATGGTAATTTTGTGGTGAGAATAATCAGGGACAGCAAGTGTTTGAATATTTCCCTTTTGATAATATACTTTACCTACGTTATCATTTACTTTGTAAAGTGGAGAGTTGCTTGATAAATCTCCATCTTTGATAGTAAACTGCCATAGATAGCAACCACCAGTTAGATTAAAGATAGATGTTCTTTCCTGATTACTATCTGCAGGATCTGGAACGTATAGTGGTCTGACAATTGTTCTACGAAGGTCATAACCAACAAGTGAACAACCTCTAGGTACAATAGCACCACCAGTAGATGCATTAAACTTCCAATAGATATTGTCTGGGTTAGAAAGATCAATAATTGAATTATCGTTCCATTCACCAGTTGTTTGATTAAAATTAAATACAGGTAGTTCACCTAAAGATTCAGGTTCGTTACGATCAAGAGGATCTAGTGCTCCATTAATACCATCTTCAATAATTCCAAAAAGAATATCTAATGCTGATTTAACATCAGCACACGTTTCAATTTGCCCATAAGGAATGTTTGCACCAGTTTGTCCATAAATTGATGGACCTACAGAAATACTAGGGTCAACATATTGTGTAAATGCTGAACCTAATCCTAACTCAGTTAGATAATTTGGATGTTCTAATGCAGGAACATCAGCATTTGCAATAATTAATTTTGTAATACCAAGAGCGTTTTGAAATACCTCAATAGATTCATCTTGCTCATTGGCAATTAACGAAGGGTCGTTTTGATAAATTAAACCAGCATCAAATACTTTATCATTACCACCAAATTTAATATTATAAATGACTTGATCAAGAACATCAAGCACGTCATCAATACAATCTAGCGCACTACCAGTTGGAGGAACAAAACCAGCATTAGCAGGATTTGCAATCATTCTTGCATATGCTTCATATGCAATAAATGACTTGTTAGTTTCAATTAAATTACCAGCGTCATAATATCTATTTCTTGCTAAATTACTACCACCAACACTATAGTTTACAAGACCTGGACGGTTATCAATATAGTGATCACCAGGCATCAACATAATGCTAAACTGGTCAAATCTGTCGTTGTTTGCACCTGGTTGATATGAGAATCTTGCTACCTCAAGAAATGCTCTCTGAATAGTCTTAAATGGACGTAATGGAGAGTTACCTCTATTGTCTAGTTCGTCCGTTGCGTTAAAATCATCCGGTGATACATACAAGTATTTTCCAGTTTTGCTGGAATACAGATTATCAAGTCTGGTAAGAGACATAATTATTGCCGTTGCTGGTATTCTTCTGTGTTATTTATACCAGAGATATGAACTCCCCCGGCAGGATTCGAACCTGCGACCAATCGATTAACAGTCGATGGCTCTACCGCTGAGCTACAGAGGAATATTCGCTATTCGCAAATAGCGAATGGAGAATAGGAGACTCGAACTCCTGACAGCCTGCTTGCAAAGCAGGTGCTCTACCAACTGAGCTAATTCCCCATGATGTTTTTGTGCAATCATCAACGAATAATAACGTTTTTGAGCACAAAAACATGTTTTTTGTCATCTGTCTGGGAATCGAACCCAGTTTCCATGTGTGTTGTCCACCCGTCCTTACCAATAGACTAACAGATGTGGAGCCACAAGTCGGACTTGAACCGACGACCTACGGTTTACAAAACCGTTGCTCTATCCAGCTGAGCTATAGTGGCGAATGCTAATGTAGGACTTACTAGGCAGCGTCTGCTGATGCCTACATTAGCAACGGGACTGATGGGACTCGAACCCACGACTTCCTGCGTGACAGGCAGGCGCTCTAACCGACTGAGCTACAACCCCAAGGTGTCGATGAGAGGACTTGAACCTCCATGGATTGCTCCACTGGAACCTAAACCCAGCGCGTATACCAATTCCGCCACATC